GGCTTAAGAAGTTTTTTCTCTAATGAACCCTTCATACGGGCCATCATGTTATCTACTTCTTGTTGTGTATAAGTTTTGTCTGCTTGTGCCTGATTAGCAGTTTCGCCTGCGGGATCAGTTCCCATATCGTTAACCAATGTATTTTCTGACATTGTGCATCGCCTCCCTTTAGAGTATTGTCTATTATTTATAGTGTTTAAGTTTAAACACCAGGATAATAAGGTTATTTCTTCTTCTTAGCAGCCGCTTGACTGGCCTTTATGGCCTGTGCCTGCTTGACTGCTTGTTTTCTTGTAGGATAAACTTTACCGCTCTCACCGTATTGCCATCCTTTGCCACCTCTTGGGCCTGTTGCTTTATGTACTGGCATGATCAATACTTCTTAGGCGGCTTTTTGCCTTTATTCTTCTTTGTTCTCATACCACGCTCTGGTAATGGATTTTGATATTTCATATGACTCTCCTTGTTAAAAGGTCTGCGGGTGTGCATTATCAGAGGAGATAGTTACATGCCAGAACTACTGCACACCCGCTCGCCAAACTGCCAGATTCGCTCCCAGCATTATTCGTATTCTGCTTCTTCCCACTTGGCACACCAGAATACTGCACGAACTGGTGCATCAAACTTGGTACAGTATAATTCACCAGGCTTATAATATTCACAGTTAGCACAGTTCTGTCCTTCAGGAACTTCTGGATTGCTTGCTGGTTGATAAGCCGCAGGCAAGTTAGCATTAATTGGTTCACCATCAGGATATAGTCTACCAGGCTGTGGATTAGGGTCAATGAATGGTAAGACTTCACTTTCTTCACCCATCCATTCTAAAATATGTTCATCAATCTTGCGTAGCACAGCAGGATCAGTGGCTGTGTTCTTGGCAGTTTGTAACTGTTCTATTTCTTTAGAAGTATCACGAATATTGAATGAACCTGGATAATCAATTTCACCCATCCACTGCTCACCTTGGTATTCAAACCAGAACTGCCACATCTGTTCTTCTGCTAATTCTAAGTTGTCTGCTTTCTCACTTAGACGTGCATTTAATAGTGCAAACTCTGTTTCCATAGCAACACCACTCATAGTGCGACTTTCTACAGCACGAACAGCACCAGTGTTGGCCATCTTGTCTATTGAGTCAATGGCATGACTAATTGCTTCATAAATTGAACTTACGCTTGCACCTGTGTATTCTAACAAATATGGCTTTAGTCCTGGATCTAAATTTGTTTCAACTTGTATGATTGATCCTGCGCCAGTGCCTACTACAGTTTCGCCTGTAGTGACTAATGAAGGATGTGTGTTCATTCTAATACTTGCTTCAACTTCTGAAGTTGCATTGTAGATAAAACGCTGTTGATCAGCAATGTCTGTAATATCACTAACACCAATGCCACGTACTGTTGAGCGTCCATTGTAAGCACAGACAGCAGGGATTTTACCTAAGCCATTTACTTCAATAATCTTTTCTAATATTTCTGGATTTTTAACATTCACTGTGGTTGTGACAATTTCTGTCTGTGTCCATTCTTTTACTGTGCGAACGTCACCATTGACATCTTCAAGATACTTAAAATAAACTAATTCATAACGACCACTGATTGCTCGCTTCCACTGCCAATCTAATACTACCATAGGAGTTAGCAAACTGACATAGGGACGTACACCTTGTGCCTGTTCATCTGCTACAGTGACAGCGCCAACATTAGGCTTGCTTACCACAATCCAAGCAGTGCCAAATACTGAACTCCATGTTGCTACATCTTTCATAAATGCGTTTAGGCTGCGTCCATCCATGTCAGCATCACGCAAGAACATTTCTAATTCAAAACTTTCAGTATTATTGCCAAAGTCTCTATCAGGCTCTTCACGGAATAGAAAACTGTTATAAACTGAGATAACACTCTGACAGTGATTTTCAAGTGGAGTTGCTCTAAGTCTGGCACCGTATTCTTTATCAGTTTCTAATTGATATCTTGTTAAGTGCCCTGCGTTGCGATATTCTTCACCGCCTACATAACTTTCTAATAGATACTTCCATATTGTTTGGTAAGTGTCATATAATGTATTACCTGAGGTTAGTGCGGCAATCTCATTGGCCAGCGTTTCTATTGAATTCATTGTTTATTCCTTTATGCCAGTGCATGGCCCCAGCGTTGTGGTAGTGGTTTTTCTTCTCTATCCCTCTTTATTGGGAATAGGTAATCAACGCAGTAACTCAATGCGTCAAACATATGATCATATTGACCTTTATCTGGCACCTGTGTGCCTTCTTTGTAACAAAACTTCTCTAATGACTCTATTGTATATTTACACTTAGGATCAATAAAGAGGTGTCTAATACCGTCAGAACTACACATTCTTGAGTTCAGTGCGTTTATTCTATCTCTGACGGGAGTGTGTGCTCTTGGTGCTTTGACAACAAAGCCTGCGTTTTGCAAGATGATGTGGTCAGTAAGACCGCCACTTGACGTCTTACGGGCACTGCCTGCTGGATCTGGGTAACAGAATATCTTTGAAGTGGCGTACCTTCTTTTAAGTTCTTCTGCCAGTTCGTGAGTATTACTGGAATACATTTGAATTTCATCAATAGCATACAACAAGTCTCCATCTCTAATCATAATACAGGCTACAAGTGGCGAAACGTTGAAATCGCATCCCACAAAAATAGTTCTTGTGTCTAACTGATCAGGAGCACGGCAAACATTGAGATCACGTTCAAATGCCCAGGCGATGCGCCCTTCAAATGTTTCCCAACTTGCTTCAAATTCTTGTCTAAATGTTCTTGCGTCAAGTTCTCGTCTGGCTGCTTCTATTTCTTCTGGCTTGACCCAACCGCCATCTATGGTCTTATATTGAAAACTCTTCCAATCATCTAATTCTTGTTCTTGACAGAATAAGTTATAACTCCAGTTGCCTTTTCCCTTGGGTGTGCCAATAAACATAGCACCACCTTGTTGATCTGCTAACGCTGGACGAACTACTTCATACCACAGTTCTGGATCTACTTCAGCGCACTCATCTATTACACAGTACGATAGTGAAGGTCCACGCAATGAATCAGGATTCTCTGCACCTTTAAGCGATATTGTTGAATTGTTTTTAAGAGTTATACTCAGTTCGCTTTCGTTAATCTTCTTGACCCATTTGAGATCTAATAATCTCTTCTTAAGAGGTTTCCACACAATCATCTTGGCAGATCTGTAACTGCTGGTGATGTAGAATACTTCTTTGTTAGGTTCACGTGCCGCAAAGCACAGTTGTCTAATACTTAAAAATGTTTTACCAAAACGTCTGCCAGCAATTACTACCTTAAAGCGGTGCGGATCTTGTGCTATCAGTTCTTGCGGCTCACTCAACCTCATTCAACACTATCCCAAGGCAATGGCTTTTGATCTTCTGAATCTGTAGGTGTGTCTACCATGCCAAGTATGTTCTTGGCAAGAAAGATCTGTACTGCGGCATTCATATTTCTGCAGGCATTGTCTAACATGGCTCTGCGTAGTGTAATCTTCAAGTCTTCTCTGCCTTTTGTGAGATAATCCGCAAAGTTGTAGCGTAGAGTATCTTCTTTAATGCCAAACCAGTTGGCTATCTCTCTATCACGGCAACCCAAGGCAGCAAGTTTTTCTACATCAATAGGGTCTATGACTTTCTTGTCACGACCTACGCATAGACCTTCATAAGTAGCCTCTACTAACTCTTTGGGCTTGGGGCCAGTCTTGCCTTTAGCCTGAGACTCATTGCTGTCTTCAGAGGTGGGAATATTATCTGTTTCGTCCATAATTTTATTTATAAACGACAATAAAAAAGCCCCTTATAATTGGGGCTTTTTGTTTATTTCTTAAGTTTTAGATACTGTTCTTTAGAAATAAAATAAAATTGTCTTGGATTTAAATCTAACTGTTTAGATATCCAGTTTCTTGCATTGGCAATACCTTGTTGTTCAGCGTGTCTTGCGGCTTCAGCAAGACCTCTAAATGCTCCAAACTTAGTCATAACATACTTTGGGGCTCCTGGTAGTGCAGATACTGGTTTAATTTTAGTTTTTTTATACTTAGAAAATTCTTCTAAACTAATATTTCTCCATGCTTGAGAATCTTTGGCCTGTTCTCTTTTAAATTTATTGCTGAATGATCCACGACCAATACCATAAGCATCTGCCGCTTTGGCATAACTTTCAAAGGCACCTATAGGCGTTAAAACACATTGTTGTATTTTTACTTTATGATTGGGATCACTCCACATTTTTTTACCTCTCTCACTGGATTTGATACCAAGAGTAGGATCATTCTTATATGTTTCTCTAACAGAAATACTTCTGCGTAGATTTACTTCAGGCGTATAACTTGCTTGATGTGCTGCCTTATATTTTGGATCAAGTGGCTTGGCTTGATTGGCTTTGGCCACATTTGAACGCCAGTTGGCGTCTTGATAAGTTTCTTTAAGAGCACTATTACGTTTTTTATGATATTCAGGATCGCTATTTCTTTTATCTAATGCCTTGTAAAAGTCTTTATCACCTTTACGGCTTTTATTCCAGTTGATGCCAAATAACTTATCATCAGGCATACCAGGTAACTCAATGTTACCCCATTCGTTAGCATCAAAGTCATCTAATTTTTTAGATTTAGTCATTATATTATGCTCCTGATTTCAAATTGGCCAGCATGATTCTCTTCATTATTGGATCAGAGTTATAATAAATGGTATCAGCAATCTTAACGGCTACTCGTGGAGTAATATCACTGAAATGCAGATAGTTGTCATCAATAAAGTCCATTGCTTCATCAACTACACATTGTGGATAGCCATTATATTTTTGGTCATCAATGGTATAACTATGAACTTTACAGTTATCTGCAAGCATCAATTCATTTTCAACCAAATGCTTGGTATACATATATTTTTGCTCATGATTGAATACACAACTGACTCCAATGAAACGACTACTGAATGCCTGTTTCCATTGACTGAGTTTTTCTGCAATAATTGGCATAGTGTAGTTGGTAATAACAATGATATTGCCATTGAATTCAAAATCAAATGGCACATCAAACTCTTCCATAAGAGCATTTTTCTTTGAAGTATTCCAACTACACAGTCTGTTTCTACCTTCTTCAACAGCACC